TATCTCCCTGAACTCCGCTGTCGAGGTCTACCCAGGTGATAGCTCCAGTCAGGTTGATCTGGTTCGCCGTCAGGGTCCCGTTAATATTCGCCGCATTCACATATAGATTGCTGGTCTGGATCATGGACCCGTTTATCACAGTCTTTCCAGTGCTGTCAGTCACTGTCAGGCCGTCCAGGGTCAGAGACATCTCCGCAAAATCACCATCCAGGCCATCAATGCGCCCGGTGATACTTTGCAGCTGCACCGAAAAGCTGGAGGAGAGCCCATTGATCTCACTCTCTACCTGGAGCAATATCTCTTCGGAGGTTTTCGAGATCAGGGAGCGGGTCTGGGCTATCTGGT